TGCCAGAAGAGTTGTTTTTTCTGCACTTTGGTCAAACAACAAAGATCAGCCGACAAAATAAAAAATAAGGAGTAAACATGGCAAACGCTATAAAGAAAAAAGACGAAACAAACGTAGTTGCTTTTGATCCTAGCATGTTCGAGGAAGATGCTAATAAAGGATTAGGCAATCTGGGAATGGACGATCTTGCAATCCCTTTTCTTCGTATACTGAGTGATACGTCACCACAGATCAAGAAAAGAGATCCTCTATACATAGAGGGAGCGGAGAGTGGAATGATCTACAACACGCTTACAAAAGAAATATACGACGGAGAAGCAGGAGTAAGTGTAATACCTTGCGCCTACCAACGTCAATATATTGAATGGACAGATAGAGGCGAGGGCAGTGGTGCTCCTGTTAATATCTATCCTGCAGAGAGTGATATACTTTCAAAAACAACAAGAGATGAGCAGAGAAAAGATAGGTTATCTAATGGTAACTATATCGAAGATACTGCGAATCATTATTGCCTGGTCATTGGCAAGGACGGAACTTCCTCCCAAGTCCTCGTTGCAATGAAAAGCACCCAACGTAAGAAATCCAAACGATGGAATTCTCTTATGTTGGGTCTTAAATTGAAGGGTGCAAACGGATTGTTTACACCTCCTTCATACTCGCATGTCTACACACTTAAAACATTAGCTGAGTCTAATAATTTAGGTGAGTGGTTTGGCTGGGATATTACGAGAGTAGGTCCTGTCGAGGATGTTGATACTTATCAAGCTGCAAAAGCTTTTGCTGATAGCGTTGCTAAAGGCGAAATAAAAGTTAAGCACGAAGATGAGAGTGTTGACAACGGTGAAAAAGCACCGTACTAAAAAACTTTATAAAAGGGGCGACCGCCGTTGCCCCTTTAAATATATGAATGAGAAAGATTTATGGACGACCAAAACAAGTTTATTGAAATATTTACAGGCTTAGACCGAGCATACGGTCAAACACAAAGCCGTGAAAAGAACGAAGCGGGCAAATTAGAAGGCCGCTCTTGGTTAGTTAAAGAACCAATTACCAGAGATAAATGGATTAATCACTTAGAAGGTAAAGAGCCGTCCCTTGGTATTATACCAATTGATGACAACAACCAATGTAAGTGGGGAGCTATCGACATAGATACGTACGATGGCTTTGATTATAAAAAATTAATTAAAAAAATTGTCGAGAATAAATTACCCCTAATTGTGTGTAAGTCAAAGAGTGGGGGTGCTCATGTATTTTTATTTGTAAGCGAACCAGTGCTTGCAAAAGATATGCAAATAAAATTAAAAGAGATAGCCGTATGGTTAGGCTATGGTGACTGTGAGATATTTCCAAAGCAAATTGAATTGAACTCAAAAGGTACAGGTAACTTTTTAAACTTGCCGTATAACCACCCAGAGTTTCCCACAAGGTATGCGTTTGATGATAAAGGTAATGCATTGATTGAATTAAGTATGTTCATAAAGCATTATGAAACGAAAGTCTTATCGAATCTCAGCATGGTCGTTATCGATAAACCTGTTACCGCAAAAAAGAATGAAGATTTTAAAGGCGCTCCTCCGTGCTTAGTTACACTAGCATCACAGGGCTTCCCTGAAGGATCACGGAACATGGCTTTGTTTCAATTAGGAATTTATTTACGTGAACGCTTTCCTGAAAAGTTAGAAGAAAAATTAGATTACTACAACTCTAAATATTTTAAACCGCCTCTGCCAAGCAGAGAAGTGTTAACAATATTTAAGCAAGTAGAAGATAAAAAATATTTTTATCGGTGTGAAGAGCCGATGTTTAAAACAGTGTGTGAGAAAATTAAATGTCAGTCACAAAAGTTTGGCGTCGGCAACTCCGCTACGAATGAGATTATGGGATTAAAGAAATGGGTATCCGATAATCCTGTGTATGAGTTAACGCATAACGGTAAAGTTATTATTCTAACAGTCGATCAATTATCTAGTCACGCGGAGTATAGAAAGCAATGTATAGCGCAAGCGAATGAAAGCCCACGGCCCATGGCTCCTGCCATATGGGCAGATATGGTAGATGCATTATTAAAAAATATGCAGGAAGATGACTTTATACAATTACCAGGTGAGGTAACAGCGAAGGGTCAGTTCTTAAATCAATTACAAATATTTATAGAGAACAACAGAGGTGCAAAGGATAGACAAGACGTACTGCAAGGTATGGTGTTTGAATTAAAAGATTATTATTTCTTTAAACCTCAAGCATTTAGAGACTTTTTAAAGACAAAAAGATTTGCCAAAGCATCTGATTCTGAGCAGTATAAAATGTTTGAAGAGTTTAAAGGTACAACCGCAAAGCTTAAAGTAAACAATAACCCAGAGCATTGTTGGAAAATAGCTACTACAATTCTAGAGTCAGAGTATAGATTAAGTAAGAAAGACTTTAGTGAAGAGGAGGCATACTAATGCATAGACATATAGTTATTGGTCCTCCTGGCACAGGCAAGACAACATACTTAAAAAATAAAGTACAAGAGTTAATTAAGTCTGGTGCCTGTACNTCACAACAAATTGGTTATTTTAGTTTTACCGTCAAAGCAGCAGAAGAGATCAGAGACAGAGTTATGGATAAGGAAGAGTTAAGTAAAGAACAAATGAAAATTATGTTTCCTTACTTCTCTACGCTACATAGTTTAGCGTACCGACGTCTGCAGCTACAGCAGTCACAGATCATGGATGATAATGATTATGCTGAACTATCAAGAATGACAGGTCATGAATACGTTAACAAGATGCGTAAAGGTAACGGTGTTGATATTTCCATGCCGACCGCAAAGAGTGAGTACCAAGACATTATTAATTTAGCATATGCAAAGTATCCTGATGAGGACGATAGGTTACATAAAGTGTTTAGAGAAACAACACTCAATAACTACGGCGCACGGAACATGATAGAGCAAATGGATTTAGACTTACGTAAGTTTAAAGAAGTTAGAGACAAGTATGAGTACGTTGATTACTTTGTAAATTTTATTAAACGTAAAAATGCACCGCAATTAAAATATTTATTTGTTGATGAAGCACAGGATTTATCTGCGCAGCAATGGCAAGTCGTTGACATGTTGCAAAAAGAATCAGGAGCATTAGAAACATATGTTGCAGGTGATGATGATCAAGCAATATTTCGTTGGGCAGGTGCAGACATTGAACACTTTATTCGAATGGCAAAAGATGAAAGTAATACAATTATACCACTGACACAATCATATCGTATACCTGTAAGTGTGCACACTCTTGCCACAAAATTAGCACAGTCTATATCGCAAAGAATACCAAAAGAATACAAACCAAGAGATGAAGAAGGCATGAGAAAAGTCTTAAATATCAGACCTTTAAACAAAGGATTGGTAGAAGGTGAGTGGTTAATTTTATGTCGGACACATGAGATTGTAAAACAAATATCAGAATCTTTAGAAGCTTACGGATGGTTGTATAAACGTTACGGATCATCCGTTATTAGTTTTAGATACATCGAAGCCATACGTGCATGGACACGTTTACAAAAAGGAGAAAGCATCTCTGGTGTTGATTGTGATACAATTTATCATCACATGGATAGCACTCGTATAAAAAGAAATTACGGTGTGTTCAAAGGACAACATGAAGGGATGTATGATTTAGATACACTTATTAAAGAATATGGGTTAAGAGTAGATATAAAGTTATCAAGTACAAGGACAGCAAGTGTGAAAGATATTACCTGGTATGACATGTTAAACGGAAAAGGTTTACGAAAAAGAATTCCTTACCTTCGTTCTATCATGCGTTCAGGAAATAAATTAGATGCGATACCTCGTATCGAAGTGTCTACCATACATGCAAGTAAAGGAGGCGAGAGAGATAATGTTATGTTAATTACCGATCTATCATACGGTCCTTACAAGTCATCAACAGAAACACAACAAGGTAAAGATGATGAAGCAAGAGTATTTTATGTTGGTGCTACTAGAGCAAAGAAAGAATTACATCTTGTTCACCGCACCGAAGGACAATATGAATACGAACCAATATTTTTTCACGAAAGAAACTGTGCATGATCTCTCAAGACTTATTAGATGAAGCAAAGAAATTAATTGGTGGTGATAGACAAACGGATTACGGTGACAAGCTCACGAACCACGAAAACATTGCGAACTTTTGGTCTATATTTTTAAAGACTAAAGTTACACCGCACGATGTTGCCATTTGTATGGCTTTGGTAAAAGTTGCACGGCTCATGAACCAACATAAAAAAGATAGTTATATTGATATGGCCGCATACGCTGCGATAGCAGGTGAAATAGAAGCAAGAACAGATAAAGATATTTCTTTTGAATCAGAAGGCGAGAAACGAGGAAGAAAAACATCAGAAGCTATTGCCCAATGGCATGAGGAGAGAAAAAAATGAAAGAACAACCTAATTGGTTTCCTAAAGTACACCGCATGCCTAGTGAATGGGTTATGCCTGACACCTTTCCTGATCTATCTGGTTATGACGAGATAGCCATTGATTTAGAAACAAGAGACCCTGGTATAAAAGATACAGGACCAGGATACATACGTAAGAATGGCGAAGTAGTTGGTATCGCTGTCGCTGTAGACGGGTGGAAAGGATACTACCCTATTGCTCACGAAACACCGCCCAACATGGATAAAGAGTTAGTTACTAGGTGGTTGCGTAAGCAGTGTTCGTACGAGTCTGTCAACTATATATTTCATA